AGATGCCCCAGTAAGGAGGTGATCCGTTGTCTACTACCGTCTTTGACGTGCTGAACCAAAAAATTACGGAGCTGAAAGGCTCTAGCGAAGATTTCCTGAAAACCGGCGGAGCTAAAGACTTTGCCGAGTATCGGGAGGTATGTGGCGTTATTCGAGGTCTAGACGCTGCATTAAGAGAAATCAACGACCTTTCGCGTAACTATATGGACGATAACGATGACTGAGACAGTAACGGTTAGTGGGGTCGGGGCAGCAGCTCAGATTACAGAGCAGCTAGATCTGTTTGGTAAAGAAATGGAAGAAACAGCCCTAGAGAAAAAACGTAGAGCACGGATTGAAGTAGAAGCTATAGAAGAAGCAGAGCTAGAAGCTTCTATACCTAAACCCGTAGGCTATCGAGTCCTGATTGCCCTGCCTAACGTCGAAGAGACTTTCGGGGAAAGCGGGCTTATTAAGGCGGAATCTACTCGTCGAGAGGAATATATCCTGTCTACTGTGGGGTCTGTGCTTGATATGGGCGAGCAAGCGTACAGCGATAAAGAGCGCTTTCCTACTGGGCCTTGGTGCAAAGTAGGCGACCATGTGATGTTCCGAGCCAACACCGGTACGCGTTTTAAGGTGAACGGGCAGGAGTTTCGCTTAATGAATGACGACTCTATTGAGGCCGTCGTAGATGATCCGCGAGCTGTTTCGCGTGCATAAGGAGTAAACCATGCCTAGAGAAAACGTAGAATTTGAGTTTCCCGATCCCGATAAAGACGAGATATCTCAAGAAGTTGAAGTTGATATTGCCGAGGAAGACGCGCCGCTTGAAGTAGAAGGTGCGGTTGGTCGGGAGAATATGAAGTCCGCTAAAGGTACTATTAAGGCGGGCGACCTAGAGATTGAGGTAGAGGACGATACGCCGCCAGAAGATCGGGGCCGCAAGCCGTCAGAACCACCCCAAGACGTAACCGACGCGGAGCTTGAGAACTACTCCGATAAGGTTAAAAGCCGAATTAAGCACTTTAGTAAAGGCTACCACGATGAGCGTAGGGCCAAAGAATCGGCGTTACGAGAACGAGAAGCCCTTGAGACGTATGCTCGCAACCTAGTAGCTGAGAACGAAAAGCTAAAAGGTTCGGTGGATCAAAGCCACAACTCGCTTATCCAATCTGCCAAGAAACAGGTAGCGGGGGAGCTAGCTGCGGCAAAAGCGCAGTATCGGCAAGCGTACGAATCTGGCGAGCCAGATGCGGTGCTAGAAGCCCAACAAGCTCTAAACACGGCGCAGATTCGCATGGAGCGAGTTAACGCACTGAAACCTAAAGAAAATCGGGGTTTACAACAACCCGAAACTCCTGTACAAACGCAGGTAACTGCACCTCAACCGCAGGTCGAGCGTGACGACAAAGCTGAAACATGGCGCGATAATAACCCATGGTTTGGCGATGACGACGAAATGACCGCATTTGCGCTAGGGTTGCACAACAAGTTAACGAAAACCGGGGTTGACCCGCGATCTAACGAATACTACGAGCAAATTAACGCTCGTATGCGAACAGTATTCCCCGATCAGTTCGACGATGGGATAGAGGACGAACCAAGAAGTACCCAAAGAAAATCTAGCAACGTGGTTGCTCCCGCTACGCGGAGCACAGCGCCTAAGAAAATTAGGCTAACGCAATCACAAGTCGCTATTGCGAAAAAACTTGGGGTACCGCTGGAAACATACGCCAAACAGGTTGCTGAATTACTGAGGAAACAATAATGGCTCAAAACAGACTAGATAGAGAACTTGAGACCCGTGAGAAGACGGTTCGTAAAACGGCGTGGACGCGACCTACTGTGTTGCCTGATCCCACCCCCGAAGACGGCTATACCTATCACTGGGTTCGTATTTCGACTAACGGTCAATCTGATGCCACTAACGTTTCTTCAAAGTTACGTGAAGGCTGGGAACCCGTACGTGCGGTAGACCACCCCGAGATATTTACTGATACTGTCTCAGACGAGCGGTTTAAGGATAATGTCATTGTGGGCGGACTCATGCTGTGCAAGGCCCCAGAAGAACTTGTCGCAGAACGAAATGCGTTTTACCGGCAACAAGCCGAGTCGCAAATCCACTCTGTGGACAACAACTTAATGCGCGAAAACGACCCTAGAATGCCCCTATTTCACGATAGGAAATCGAAGGTTACTTTCGGCAGTGGAAATTAAATTAGGAGTTATACAATGGCTTATCCAACAGTCAGTGCTCCCTACGGCTTTAAGCCAATCAACCGTATCGACGGTATGCCTTACGCTGGTGCTACTCGCCTTATTCCTATTGCGAGTACATACAACGTGGCTATCTTTGCGGGTGACATGGTTCAAACTGTAGCGGCGGGCACATGTGAAAAGTTCACCGGCACTACTAGTGGTGCTACGGTGGGTGTTTGTGTTGGCGTTCAATACGTCAATTCTCTGAGCCAGTTCACGCCGGCTCAATACTACCCCGGCACTAGCGTTACTGACGCTTACGCTATCGTAGTAGACGACCCTATGGCGGCTTTTAAAGTTGCTGTAACAAATGGTTCTAGTGCAGTAACCGCAGAAGACCGTACTGTTGTCGGCGCTAACATGGCCGTAGTACAAGGTACAGGCGATACTGCTACTGGAGATTCTGGACAATCAGTCCTCGCTGGCTCAGATGCTGTTACAGCAACTATTCCTGTTCGAGTAATTGATGTTGTCACAGATACCGCAACTGGTGCTGATGCTTTTGTTGAGTTGATTGTTAAACTCAATACTCACCAGTACAACTCAACTACTGGCGTATAAGGAGACTAGCAGATGGCTATTTCAAGAGCGCAACTCCTTAAGGAGCTACTACCGGGTCTAAACGCCCTCTTTGGTCTCGAATACGCTAAGTATGGCGACGAGGCTGCTGAAATCTTCGAGTCTGAATCTTCGGATCGTTCTTTTGAAGAAGAAACTAAGTTGTCCGGTTTCAGTGCCGCCCCTGTTAAGGGTGAAGGTTCTGCAATCGAATATGACAACGCACAAGAAGCGTGGACTGCTCGTTACACTCACGAGACGGTCGCAATGGGCTTTTCGCTGACTGAAGAAGCAATCGAAGATAACCTCTACGATTCACTCTCTTCACGTTACACGAAGGCTCTTGCACGTGCGATGGCTTACACTAAGCAAGTTAAGGGTGCTAGTATCCTAAACAACGCTTTCTCCGGCACTACTTATGGTGACGGCAAAGTCCTTTGTGCGACTGACCACCCTCTCGTATCTGGTGGCGCTAACTCAAACCGTCCTGCTGTTGCAGCCGATCTTAACGAAACTTCACTCGAAGCTGCCGTTATCCAGATCGCTGGTTGGACTGATGAGCGCGGTCTCCTTATCGCTGCTAAGCCTAAGACGCTTGTTATCCCGCCAAGCCTGCAATTCGTTGCAACGCGTTTGTTGGATACTGAGCTTCGTGTGTCTACAGCCGATAACGACATCAACGCAATCCGCAGCAACGGTGCAATTCCGGGTGGTTACAAGATCAACAACTACCTGACTGACACCAACGCTTGGTTCTTGATGACTGACGTACCTAACGGCCTGAAGCACTTCGTCCGCTCACCTATGAGCACTAGCATGGACGCCGACTTCGACACAGGCAACAGCCGATATAAGGCTCGTGAGCGATACAGCTTCGGCGTATCTGACCCACTGGGCATCTTCGGTTCACCCGGCGCTTCATAAGCAAAAGGTGTTAAGATTGGGGGCTTCGGCCCCCTTTCTTTTGCGTGCGAGGTACCCATGCCTAGACAAATGAAAAAAAGAGTAGAGTCGCAAGGCTCTCGAATGTGCACGTCGTGCAACAAAGTCAGGCTGTTATCTCAGTTTGAGCTATTTAAAGACGGCAATTATCGCGGTGTGTGTCGAACATGCGTTAGCGCCCAGAAAGCCCGAAAAACCTCCGCTTCTCCCGAAGCATACCTACGAGTTCTAAACGTCCAACTAAAGTCGCAGCGTATAAAACAGGGCATCCAATACGACCTAACCTCCGAAGAGCTTACGGAGATATGGGACATACAAGAAGGCAGATGCGCCCTGTCTGGCGTACTAATGACCCACCAACGCGATGGGAAGGCAGGAGACGGTAAGAAGAAAGAGTTCAATGCCTCGATAGACAGGATAAACCCCCAAGGCCCCTACGTACGGGAAAACGTACAGCTAGTCGCCAACCGCGCTAATACCATGAAGCACACCCTCGGGCAAGATATGTTTATGTGGTGGGTAAAAAACATCCATAATCACCTATTAAGTTGATTTATATCCCGGATAGGGGTAATTTGTAGGTGGAACTTACCCGACAGTACGTTCCTATCTCCCTTGAAGAGTATTGACCCGTCCCCACAGGCGGGTCTTTTTTGTTAGGTATTGTGTACTTAGCGCCGAAATGGTATATAGTACCTATACCGGGGTCATCCGGTGTATCTGACAGCTCCCGGCTGACGACATGCAGACAGATGCACCCCAAAATTAACTCGCATGTGAGGAATCTCAAATGGCTAATACCACTTTTACAGGCCCGGTCATCTCGACTAACGGCTTTGTTGGCGCTGTAACAGGCGATGTAACCGGCGCAGTTGCTGCTACTACTCTAACTACTACTGGCACTGTGACCCTTAACGGCACTGCTATTATTGTTAGCGACCTGCCTACGTCTGACCCCTCTGTTGCTGGCCAAATCTACAGCGATAGCAACGTACTTACTGTTTCAGCAGGTTAATCCTTAACTTAATAGGAGAAACCTATGCCTAGTTCAGATATTCAGACCAAACGGGTTACGACCGCTGCTAGTCTGGGGGTTGGTCCGGCTCGCATACGCCAAATTCAAGTGCTTACAAGCGCTGTAGGCGCGGGGCGGCTAACTATTACCGACGGTGCTGGCGGAAATACTACTTTGGACATCGACTTTATTGCCGAGGAGTCACACTCGATCAACATCCCTGACTACGGTATACGGTGCGCCACTGACGTAACAATCACGGCGATGACCAACATTACTGCTATGACGGTGTTTTACAGCTAATGGCTAAGCAAGTAGACAAAGGCAGCATGGCTTGTAACAAGCCGAAGCGAACGCCTTCTCATCCTAAGAAGTCTCACGTGGTGAAAGCCTGTGAGGGTGGGAAAGAGAAGGTCATACGTTTTGGTGAGCAAGGCGCGTCTACAGCAGGTAAACCCAAGTCGGGCGAGTCTGCTAAAATGAAGGCTAAGCGCAAGTCGTTCAAGTCCCGACACGGTAAGAACATTGCCAAGGGCAAGATGAGCGCAGCTTACTGGGCGGACCGCGTCCGCTGGTAGTAAAAACAAGGAGTTAGCGATGAAAGACTCAAAGTACACAGGACATATGGGCGATTGCGCCATTAACGATGACGGTCCATGCACTTGCGGCACGGAAGAAGAACTTGCAGATATAGCTCGTGAAGAGGCCGGCTTAACGGCGGAAGATTAGAAAATGAGCGACCAAGAGTATTCGATGATAGACGTGATGCTAACTGCGTTAAAATACTCTAAAGGCCGCTGGACACCGGATGAAGTTTTAGAGTTCGGGTTCATGTTAGAAGAGCTACACTTGTCCGACGAGTACGAAGATGGCAAACCAAACTTAGTAAGTATTAAAGGCGGTAAGCCCGAAGCGGAAGAAACAACTTAATTTAGGAGGCTGTTATGGCTGGTTGTGGGACAAAACGAATGAACATGGGCGGCCCTACGGGTATGCACAAAATGCCCGATGGCACCATGATGAAAGGCGCTAAGCACGGCATGAAAGCTGGTGGTCTGACGGGTCCTGATAAAGAGGGTCCAAAGAAGCGTAAAAAGGGTAAAAGTAGCGACCCTGCGGCTTTCCCCGACCTAAACAATGACGGCAAAGTTACTCAAGCCGATGTATTGATGGGACGAGGCGTGGGCAAGATGAACATGGGCGGCAAAGTCATGAAGTATAAAGCTGGTGGCTGTGTTGGCGATGGCTGTGCTATCCGAGGTCGAACTAAGGGCACAATGCGATGATGAAGTGCCGGGGCATGGGCAAAATGAAGCCCGTTACGTTTAAGAAAGGCGGTACGGTCAAAGACGACTGCTACCGCAAGGTGAAGGCATCGTATAAAGTCTTCCCTTCTGCGTATGCTTCGGGTGCTATCGCCAAGTGCAGAAAGAAGAAAGCCAGTGGCCGTTCGTAAAACCGAGAAGGGCAAGGCCCTAAAACGGTGGTTCAAAGAGGACTGGAAAGACGTCAAGACAGGCAAGGCTTGTGGGCGTAAAAAGGGCGATAAGCGGGGAACCCCGTACTGTAGA